AAGGTTTATACCGGAAGTCCTTACCACAAAACGGTAACTGTTTTCCTGTTCGTCACTCAATAAAAATTCTTTCATACTTCTAATTTTTGATTTAATGTCTTATCAATCAGTTTCTTAACTGCATTATCCGCGTTGTTGTTTAACATGGCCTCAAACTGTTTCCGCGTCTTTTTAAGCTCCGGCAGGGTCATTTCCGTTATATTCTTCTTCACCGTGCCCCTTTCCCGGCAGAACCTGTTTATCTTGGCGATGTTCATCATCTTGTCCTCCCATGTGTCGCCGTAGCTCATGCCAACCATATAAGACAGCCTGTATATGGCCGCAACCTCATTTTTGCACTGCTCCTGATATTCCTGCTGTTCCTGAACGCTTTTAGGGCTTATTCTGCCATTTAAATAGTTTATCAGGTAGGTAGCCTCCTTTGAGGTGAGATCTTTCGTGCTGGACGTCCTATTATGCGTCAGGGTGGATATAAGTTCGCTCCTGTCCTCCGCACTGAAACCAAGCCGGGACAACATGGTCTGTATCTTGGTTATCTGGGCCTTGCTGATTATCCTTGTTGCCATAATACTGTTATTTTACAGGGGTGATACTCCTTAAATCGTAACTCAATCCGTCAAGAAACTCTATATGTTTCGATAAATCAGAAAGAAACATGTGTCTTTCGTCATCGCTTAACGATAAGCAGCACCTTGTCATAAAGACCGCCATACGGTCCAGTTTTGCCGCTATTTCTTGCGGTGAATGAAAATTCAGCATATCATTCAGTTCGGTAAAGTCATATTTGTACTCCATTATTCTTCCCCCTTTATTTTTGTGAGATTTAATAGTAAGTCTTTGATTATCAATGTATCGTTTACATCTTCATCGTCAGATTGATTAAGCTCCATACATCTCAAAATATGATTGAACAGAACACGGTCCAGTGATTCTACCAGTTCCTTCTTTTTAAAGTTTGATTCCAAAATTATCTTTGCCATAATACTTGCCGTTTAAAGGGTTATTTGTCACCGTTTGAAACGTTCTTAAACGATTCCCAAATGTCGTTTAAATCATCTTTAACCGGGTCGCCGGAAGGCATGTCCGGACCATATTTCTCCTTCCAGCATTTTTCCCATTCGGCTAGGTTTTCCTCCATCTTTGAAAGGGGAAAATGTTTGATCATAATGTCACGGTCGTGCTTTCCGAGCCATATTTCTTTTATATCCACATTTTCACCACATTCACGGAAAAGCCACCATAGGTTATACGCCGCATAAGCATGGCATTTGATAAATGCCAGCTCTAAATCAAAGGCTTCTTTGTTCTCTTTCCAATATTTATCATGGAGTTTCCAATATTCGTCACGAGATTCCGAATAGCGGTCTGTCTGCTCCTTCAATAACTTGTCATACCACATAAGGTTGTTTTTCTCATTATTGTAGGCCGCTTCCCACTTTTCCACTTCGGCTTTCAACCTTGCATTCTCCTCGGTCAGCCGCAACAGTTTGTCCGTCAGTCTTTCACGTGCCATAACCCTACTGATTTAAAGCCTCCCAGTGGGCGCGGTTCCTCAAATATTCATCAACGATCCGGCTGTCGGACGGGTTGCCCAGTTCCTTCTTGATGGAATGGTACACAATATCCGGCATATTGTAAATGACCTGCTCGTCACGGTCACACCGTCCGACCACACCCAGAAGGATGAAGGCCGCAACCGTCCACAGGGCAATTTTTGTGTATTTGTTCAGGTTGTCCATGCTTATAGCCCTCCGTTCATTACTTTATACAGATAAATCCCGTTCATAAGGTCTCCGAACCGTTTTAAAGTCCTGAACTCCTTTATCTTATCCTTGTCGGTCACACCGTTTATCCGGCATATCTCGGTCACTTCGTCAGGTTTCAGCCCCAAACATTTGTGCCACAGGTTGATACGTCTTAGGAACTCCGCATACCCTTCCTTCTGTCGGTCTGCAAACTTCTGCAAGTTGGCTTTGAAATAAGGCATTCCGGCAAGGATGATGCCGCAATTTGATGAGGTCTTATCCCGAAGCTCCTGCAAATAAAGCATGATAGGATGGGTGATCTTTCCGGCTTCGTCTATGATCAGCAGGGGATGATCCTTTTTGTTCAGTTCCTCCGCCACCCGGTTGATCTTCGCATTCAGCGGACCTTCAAACGACACACCCAGCTCGCGTAACAGGTCAGTAAAGAACAGGTTCGCCTTGACAGACTTGCAGAACGACACATAGAAAACGTTCTTCTGTCTGGCATAAGTGCGCACGGCAGTGGTTTTCCCTACGCCCGTATCGGCCAGTACACCGATCATAAGGTGAAACTTGCGTGCAGCGTCACAGGCCTTGAAAATGGAAACAAAATCCGTGCTCTGGTAAATGTCACCTCCCGTCTTCCGGTCTATGAACGACTTGATTTTCTGCGCCATTTCATCAGATACCTTTTCCCATTGCCCGTTTTCAATGAATGAGAGCGTACCGTCACTCACACCGCACATTTTGGCGAATGCGGACTTGCTAAGATCTTTCTCGTTACAAAAATCGTTAATGATTTCTCTGATTTCTTCTTTTTTCATACTTTTGTACCGTTTATGATTGAGTTTTATTTTAATTCTTTGTAATTGATTTATAAAGAGTTATTCTTCAAGGAAAGACAGGTCCACCTTTTCCCTTTTGTTTGATGCGAAAGGACTGGAGGCTGTCTTTTCCTCTTTTTCCCTCAATAGCCTGTCCGTGTCGTATGCCTCATTGAACACAGGCAAATCGGGAGTTGTCTGTATGTTACCACCCAGACGGGCAAACTCGGTGACGTACATGGAGTTTTCCCTCATATCCCGTATTACGTCCTTCGGTGTCGTCCGCTGGTTGACAAGTTCGATCAGTCTGGGATCGGCACTTTCACGAAGGTTCAGGAGTTCCTTTTCACCTTTCCTTACCCATGCTTTGTTGATACTGCTGACCTTACCCAGTATAGCCGCATTCTCTTCCGTCCTGTTGGCTAAAGCACCGTGTGCCTTTTCCTTTAACTTCACATATCCGACAGGGTCGCCGGTGGAAGGATCATACATGTAGACACCTTCCGACAGGTCTATGTATTTGACTGTAACAGGCTTGTTATTAAACTTGTACGCCTGACCCGAAGTAAGCTGGTACTCGTATTTGCGTCCTGCCCGTACAATGTTGAGTTGACCGTTCTTAACGGTGATTTCAGACATATCACGGATAAACAGGTCAAAGAAATGTGAGCATCTTCTCCAGTCTCCCAATTTGATGGAATTGGGACGTTCCGATTCTTCGTACAACTGGTTGAGTGATTTGCCTTCGCTTCCCACGCCATTATTCCACATATCGACACAGTAGATGGCGATAGCCTTGATCTGGTCCTCGGTCAGGAGGTGTCCAGCCTTCATATACTTGTCGAAAAGTTCCTGAGAGATACGGGCATCCGGGCTGATACTTCTGATTCCCTGTCCGGTATATCCATATTGCTGCTTGGCGTAGCATTCACCAAACGTACGGAAACTTCTTTCAATGACCTGCTTGTATCTCGGATTTGAGGAAACGGTCCATGTAACTCCCGATCTTTCAAGGGCTTCCTTGAAGTTCCCGGCTATTTTGGTCTGGTTGAAAGAATGGTTATCCGATACGATTTCAAACGGTAGTTCACCTGTCTTTCTTACCGCATCCTCCAGACCGTCAAGAATGGTTTCCGTATTTTCAGATCTGCTTATGCTATAACCTACGATCTTTTTACTGTGGGCATCCATGACAACGAAAAGACACATGGTTTTCAATCGCTTGTCTGCCGGATCACGATAATAGAACGGCATTGTCCAACCGTCTACCTGCCACTGATCGTTAGCATATTCAGCGCGTTTGATGCTTGCATAACTCAACATGTCATACCGCATTTTGTCCGCGCCATAGCGGTGGCCATATACCACAGGATTACGCAAAGCCCCTCTGAATATGTTGTTTACCGTTCTTTCCTTAGGGGATTTCACGCCCATCTCTTCACAGATGGAGCATACCTTCCGGTAGACATCAGCGCAACTAAACGCCTTTGAATCACTGGCAAGCTGATAAATCATGTATTCGTACTGTTTGCCAAATTCCTTAGGACGGCCACTGCCTTTTTTTCTTATGATTATGCCGGGAATCCCTTCTTTAAGGGCTTTGGCGATCTTTTTGCGGAAAGTTTCCCGGCTGTAGTTCTTTCCGGGGAGAATTTCGTTGTATGCTTTCATGGCTTCATCTACCGGATGTTTCTGACCGTTTTCACGGTAGTAGGTATCCAAAAGAAAAGCCCACATGGCATGTTCTCTTGAGTATTCCACGACTTTATCAAGCGGAAAGCCCTGTTCTATGTAAATGCCGCGATAATGTATGAAATCACGCTCGTACGCATTCTGCATACCAAAACGGATGCTATTATACAGGGTTTTCGATTGTTCCTCATACATGTAGGAGTTACAAATCCGGTTGATTTCTTCCTGGGAATACTTGGAACGGGTTCGCTCCGGAACAGATGACCATTTGACATAGGTAGTGCTGCCGACTTTCAGGAAATCAACCCGATCCCTTGTTTTCCACTGGCGGATCAGTTCCTCTGATACCCCCATGGCTGCAAGCTGGCTATATGT